TTCTGGGTGCCAAAGGCGTCATCGTAACATGCATACTTGTCCAGCATTGTGGGTGCGGTGCGGATGAGGCGGTTCTTCTTGTAGTCTGTGAGACGGAGGATGGGGTTAAGGACATCCTGAGAGTTGATGACTGATGTTGTCTGTTATACCGTGGCTTTCGCCATACTTTCACACCTCCCGCCGGAGGTCGGCATAGACTTTACCTTTAAGGGATCACCGGAGATTGTCAGTCCCCTCACCCTTACGCTCGTGAAGTCGTTGAGCCGTTTCCATAGCCTGACATAACGGCCGTAGGAAATTGACTGCGGATTACCACATAACACATCGTTTTTACCATTGGGTTCGGTCATTATCCGAGTTCCTCATCCTCCCTTTCGGGGGTGAGTGGTAGATGTGCCTTCGCAGACTCCCCGCACTAAAGCCGGTTTATTCCGGTAGAGCGTTTTTGCCGTATCTTTTCAATACGACATCGACTACGCACGGCAATGGTTAAACCATCACCGCCACATCGTTAATGGTTGCTGATAGGGTGCTGACCAACTGGTTGAGGGGGAGGGCAGCCAGAGAAAAGTCACGGCCGGGCACACAGATGGGCTGCCCCGCTACTTGGCCGGGGGGATCCAAGACAGTCACAGGCAAAGAGAAATTGACCGTGGAGGACATCAGGATCTTACGGTCCACAAAGACGTTCTCGGAAGGGACGTATATGTTAAACGACAGCTGGGAGGTGGAAGCGGCGATTGCATTGAAAGGAGCATTGGTCACGCTGAGAGCACCCTTCTCTACAGCGTACTTGGCCCGGCTCTGGACAATGCGGGAATCCATCACGGTCAACTTCTCGATGTCAGAGCTCATCTTATATCATCTGGTAAGGTTATTTTTTGCGGGTTAAATCACTCTCAAACGATCCCCTTCTTTCGGAAGAGGCACTTGACGCTCACCGTGGAAAGGTTGTACATGTTGATTGGGTAGAGGTTGCCGTCCAGACGGTTCTTAAAAAAGACTTGAATGTCTATGTTGCGGATCTCCTGCTTGGATGCACCAAAGTCTGTCATGCGGTACTCTGCAACGGGCGTGTAGTAGGTGAACTGACGATAGGCCTCGGGACCCGCCGTGCTGGTGTCCAGAGCGATGTCCGTGATGATAGGCTGGAAAGCAGACTGGGAGGTGGGGGCTGAGTCGCCCAAGTTCCCAGTACCCAATACGTTGGGTTGCCCGGTAGCCTCATACTTGATCGGAATGAGCGTGGTAGTGAACACAATCGACGCGATCGGAGACCAGAGAGATCCCGTGCTCTGGTAGTCCTGCTCCTGCCTGTAGTAGACCTTCTGCTTTGCAATCGGGACGGTGCCGAGCGGGGGGACGCCGGAGTAAGGGCTGAGACGATAATCCACGACGTTCTGGTAGAAGTTGTTGTAAAACAGGATCTCGTAGGTGTAGCCGAAGGGGACGGGAGCCGGGAAGCCCTCTGCCGTAAGGTTGGTGGTGTTCCAGAAGTCGGCATAGAAGTTGTTGAGGAGACCGTAGAGGTTGGTATTGAAGAAGATGCGCATGACGGGTGCAGTCTGAGGAGAGGCCGTTCCCGCCACGTAGGGGGTAGGGGTGAAGGCCGTGATACGAGCACCGAAGCCGTCCGAATCCGCAAAGATGCTAAAGAGTTTGCTCTTGTTGTCGTAGATCAGCTGGGGTGCATTCACATAGGCCAACCAGTCAGCATAGGTGGGAAAAGGAAAGGGATCCGTCAGACCCGGGGTTGCTGCCCACTGTGCAGCGAAATCGGCATAGAGAGTGTTGTAAGCAGAGGGACTTCCCGTCACGGCAGGATCCCCGCTCATCGTGGTCTGCCACATAGACACGAAGTGCGTGAAGGTGTTGACATAATAATAGTCTGTGGAGATGTCCTGCTCTCTGAGAGGGGGGCTGGGTATGGGGGCTACTGACAAGTTGTAGTTCTCTGGCAGAAACTCTATGAAGGTAGGGGTGGGGGTGATGGCAAAGGTAACAGGATTCGGCAGATTCGTGTTCCACGTCTGCTGGTAGGTCACAGCTATCTTGTAGGTCGTCTTGTTGACATTGGACTGACCCAGTTCTATCGTGGGGATGAAGATGGGCAAGTCCAAACCGGGGCCGTCCATCGTGAAGCGGATGATGCTGAAATCATACTTGGACGTATCAGAACAGAGTGCAGTGTCACGCGTCTCGTTGAAGCGGATCTGTGGGTCTGGTAGAACATTCCCTGCCACCCCCAACGTGTCTGCGGATGTGTTGTTGATGATGTCTGCGTTGAAGTAGATATAGTCCGGAAGACCGTCACTATTACTGGTCCCTTCATACCGGATATTACTAGTACGGGTCGTCATTCTACAGTGGAATAACACATTTATTTTCTCAACTTTTCGAAGGTCATCGCTGTGACAAAGTCGTCAGCTGACTTGCCTGTGTCCTCGATCATAGCGTGATACTCATCAATATCTTTGCCATCATACATCAAGCGCACGGCTGAATGGCGGCCGCATGTGGCCACATTTGGCGATTCCCGCTGGAAATCGTGGGTGTTGTAGTACACGGGGAGACCCGTGGCTCTCAAGAGTCTCGTCAGATCCGGCCGCTCAATATCATACTCCTGCAATCGGCTCTTTCCTAGACCTTTTTTCTGCTCCTCTGGCTTATCACCGTAAGGGTCAAAGAACTCAATCATCTTGGGACGACGAAAGAGTGCCGTCCAATGACCACTATGGGGACCGCTATTTGGGAATAACAGAATGGCGCGGCCTTTCCTATCAAACAGTTCGTTGGCATCGGTGAGATCTTGCAGTTGCGGATAGTTCCATATTCTGATATCACGCCCTAGTAGGCGACGTAGATCACCATCACTTAGTGGGTATCGCTGTGCTTCCTCCATTCTAAACTCTGAAAATATTTTATGTTACCAATAGAAAGAGATGTCCTACGCCAACTGGTCGGCTTTTACCCAATATCAAGTCGGCAACGTTGTTCAGTACAACGGCTTTCCCTACGTGGCGCAGTTGGTATCCTTCGGGGTGCCTCCATTCCCGGTGAATGCATCGTGGGTACTACTGGATAGTGGTGGATCCGGCGTCACTCAGCAACTGGGGCAGTCGGGAAATGACATCACCCTCACAGGAGGGGGAGGGTCGGCGGATGTCAGCACGACGACCGCAGTGGCAACGAGTACGCAGAAGTTGGGTGGATTGGCTTCCTTTGACAGCATGTTGGTTCTCACCTCTTTTGACTCGGATGTGTTCATTGGCAACCTCGGGGGGCCTCCTCGCAATCTTACCGTGAATGGCTATGGGGAACTCTACCAGATCCGTGATTCTGTGGGGGCTGTGGGAGCGGTGGGGGATGTCTTGGGCATCAATCCCGTGGGGGCTACTGGTGCCCTGCTCTGGACGGCAGGTGGTGGTGGTGGTGGTACTACTGGTGCAACGGGTCCTACTGGTGCAACGGGTCCTACTGGTACAACGGGGGCTACTGGCGCAACGGGGCCTTTCTCTCAGTCCCTTGCCAACAAAATCCTCGTGACTGAGACCCCCGCCCCCGCAGGAGGCGTCACGAATCTGACGTGGAGTACTGGCGATCCCCCCAATGTGTATGTACCCTACGGCGTCGGGACGACCAACACGACTCTGGCTCCCATCGACCCCGCTGCGACCGGTACTGGATGGCGATTCAGTAAAACCTACTCTGCTCTGCCTATCTCTTCCATCTTGGCAAATCCGCTCATAACGGGAGAAACTTACACCATCGTCGCCGTGGGAAACACCGCACTAAACTGGGTTGCGATGGGGGCTGCTGCTGCGACTGCTGGAACTCAATTTACTTACAACGGCACTGCTCCCACGGGAGGGTTGGTTACGCCCGGATCCGCATACCCCTCTACCAAGATTTCGTGGTATTCCCTCAACGCTCTCTTTGGCCTTTCGCTTCCACAAGGAGCAAGTGCCGTTCCACCCACTATTATCCCCTCCATCGCCATCAAGAAAAAGAACCTGCGCAATGCGTGGTTTTTAGTCAAGATGAACGCCGATATTGCCCTCCAAGGGTCTTGGGCTATTCAGATTGATACTTACGCATACCAGTTCGGTGGTAACACAACGAACAACTACACGGGTCGGTGGGCGTATTCTATGCCTCAAGAGCGAGGACAAGGGTTCAATGCCGCCGTTGCTACGAACATCACAACGGCAGCGGGTCTTCTCTTTCCCCGTCTTCGCTCGGGCTTCACCTATCTGCTCTATGCGGGGGATATAAGTCCTACTTACCTCCCACTCCAAGCGGCGGGAACGTATCAAGTAGGGGGTGGTGCTCTCTTCGCACCTTCCCAAGCCACCACGGAGAACACCCTTCGTGATCCTTTCAATCTCTACACGACCTATCCTCACTTTGGAATGACTGCCACGGCTTACACTCCCAATGCGACGCAACCAGCCTTCGGTGGTTCAAGCCCCTACTCTGACGAAGCGGATGTGGAGGTAGCATCCATCTACCTCAATACTGATTCAAAGTCGCCTCCCGCCGGTGTAGGCCAGACCACAATGGACTTCAACGTTATGGCCTTCGGCTATAGCGGACTCGTAGAAGGCGGAGGGGGAGAGCAGACGTACAGTTACGAGACCTCTTGGGTCTAACGGAGGTCATGATCATCGTTTCCTGATAGAAATGACCAGATCCGACACCTTGCCGACTGATGACCTCCGCCTTTCAGCCCTTTTATCTTTTGCAGACTGACAGGACCCACCAAGTCTTTATCTACACGCAGAGCAGGTCCCCCTGTCAGCACTGACGCAAGACGGGCATACGACCATTGGGCAATAGACACATTTGGACGAGACCCAGAGGATCCATACGCACCCGCACCTTTGGAGAGGATTTTTTCAATATCCGTATCAGGGAAGGTTGTCTTCAGTCGTCTCTTGTTAGTAATCGGAAATCCGTACTTGGTCTCAAACTTCACAACATGACTTGAGCGCTTCGTGGGTGCATCCGACACTTTCGGCCGATCTTCTACCTTACCCTCTTTGTAATCCTCCTTAGATTTATTGATGAGTGCCGTCTGTTTGGCTCGTTGTGCGGCTGTAAGATTGGCCAGATACTGTTCTGGTATTCCTCCACCACTCAATCCACGCTCATAGACTTCGTTCAGCACATCTTCTGAATATCCAAATATCTCACTTAATTCTGGAATAGAATACCCGCGGTCTTCCATTCCATAACGTTCTAGCACTTGTTCTCTGTGCGTCTTCATTCTGCTACGGGAACAGATTCTTTCTGCACCTCCTTTTCCTTCAGACGCTCACTGCGCCTTGGGATCTCAATCGCCTCTACTTTCTCTCCCTTGGGCGTCGTATTCTCTACGTCTATAGAAACCACCTGCTCTGCTCCGAAACAACGGCTGCGTATGCGTTTGTGGTTCACTGCTGCTACGACCATTCCTACAACGGCAAGGGCAAGACTGACCCACGAGACAATAGAGGTTCCGATCGGAGTGTCGCTCATTTACTCTAGTTTAGAAATTATGCCACGATTCAATACCACCCTCTCCACTGCCTTCGGCTTGAAGTACGCCCGTGCAACTTTCTCTACTAACGCCGGGTCATATTCCTTGCAACTGAAGCAGTCCAGAAATGCAGAGTCGCTCTCCTCCGCAAAGTGCCCACACAGATGGCTCGTGGTCAAGTGCGTTTGGAAGGAGTAGCCCTTTTTATCGTCCTTTCCAAAGAACTGAATCGCCGTCTTGCCGTACTGCTCCATCTGGATGGCCTTGACGACGGCATCACTGAACTGCTGTATGGTGACCGCTGAACGGATTGCAGTAGGACAACACTTACTGAGATTGAGAACGGTATGAATGCCCCACGTCATATGTCTATAGAAGATAATTTACTGGGAGATCTTTCATCGCCTCTGCATCCGACCGCAAGACGGCAGCCAACCAACTGAGGTCATCCTCATTTGTCTTCTGGGTCAGAGGGAAGGCTCGGGCAAAGTCCCCCCGCGCTCGTTCTAGAATGCTAAGGGCAGTGTCACCATTGAAGTACGACCCCAACAGAGAATAGAACTCTGCACCGCGCAGCTGTGGGGGATACGAGTTCTCACGCACCAGTTGGTCCACCCACCGCTCCATCCAACGACACTGCACCTCATCCACCGACGTGATCCCCATCACCTTCTTCACGGTGGCCGCAGGAATCACACATTTGACCTTCTTGAACTCCTCTTCCTTCTGCTCCTTCTTCTTCAACGGTGACCCCCAATCTGTCATTCCTACTCTGGTGTCTGATATTCGAATGAGCCAACCAACCCACATCGGGAAGGGGGGGCAAAAAATGAGGCGGCCCTCCCCGATTCCCCAACCCTCCCCGGCTGCCTCACATTTTGCCCCCCCTTCCCGATGCCTCACTCCACTAGGACGATCTGGTCCCTCCCCAGATCCACCTCCCCCTCCCGTAGGAAGTGTAGTTTGACGAGCCCACCGACCAGTTTGGGCATATCGAAGGACCTCAGCATGACGCCGCCAGTCTTGCGTGAGACAGAGGGCGCATCGGTCAGCAGTCCCTCTTCCTCATAGGCCTCATTCATCAACTTGCCAAATGCAGTCTCTGATGGCATCGTGTCGGCCTTGCGCTCCCCAGAGGACATCGCCCAGTCCTTGAAGCGGTTATAGAGAGTGCGGCTGGTCTCATCATTCGGCAGGGATCCACGGCGCAACTCGTAGCAGAGCCACTTAATATGGATCGGAGCGTTCATCTGGCGTACTTGCATGTAGGTATCCGTAATGGGTCGGTGGTTGAAGAACTCGATAGGCGTCCTCCACGTCTCCACCGTCATCAGATGCTGGAAGAATGCCCGTTGGACCCGTGGATCCTCCATTGCAGCCACGAGCGCGTCAAAGTAGGTCTTGTCGCCACGGTGCGTCGTCACGGTGTCAAACATCCATTGACGACGACTCATCCCGCCCTTGGATGGAAGCGGGTTGGCGTTATTGGAGCCGAAGACGTAGCGGTCGTAGCAGTTCATCTCCCGCTCGGCCACGTTCTTCTTGTTGACGATGGTCTTGCGGCTGGTGATCTTGGATTGGAGACGGTCGGTGTTGGTGTGATTGTCCTTCCCTGCGGCCTCCTCCACATAGACCAGCAACTTGCCCTCAAAGACCGAGTTGAACTGACCGTAGAGCATCGAGTTATCACCCACCACGCAGTAGTAGTCTGAGCCTAGAATCTTGCGTCCCAGCCAGTCAAAGAACAGATTCTTGCCCGTACCTCCGCCCTCAAAGAGCAGACCGCCCATATCACGAAAGAGGATGCTGGTGTCACTCTTGATCTCAGGGGTCTGGAACATATTTGCCAACCATTTGACGACGTGGTCACAGTAGCCGGGGGCCAGTGCGTCAATGTGGGTGAGGATGGGCGCAATCAGCCCAGCGACCTCCTCTGCGGGGACGGGAGGGAGGTCCTCTGCTTGGAAGCCGTGGAACAGATTGTAGACACTCTTGGGGCACGACTCACGGTTGGGGATGAAGTCGCACTTGATGAAGGTAGGGCGCTCTGGATCCTTGAGCCACTTTGGCAGGAATGGCACCATCTTGGTCTTGATGTCACCCTTGGTCGTCTCCTCCAACTCTGGCACCTGCAGATTGGCGTAATAAACCATTGCATCGCTCCACTTCATCTCCAGCCGTGTGCCGTCCTCAATGAGGCAGTTGAGCAGAGAGCCGATCATGAAGTGTGTCTTGTCAAAGTCCTGCTTCATGCGAGTGTAGGCATCTGCTGAGACGGTGGGGGGCGTATAATGGCTGACCATCGGCTTGTTGGTGAGGGTGAGGGAGTATCCCGTGGCCGTCAGGATGGCCTCCTCACCCCGTCGCAGGATCGCCGTTGGAAACTCCAGTTCCCCCTCCAACTTCTCCACAAGACCGCCGTCGTGGATCAGTACCGCCAGTCTGCGACCATTGGCGGAGAGGAATGCATCCAGAGCCAAGAGGCAGGAGCGCTCCTCCCGCTGAAAGAGGAGCGATAGGAGTTTGAAGTGCTTGTTGGTCTGCTTGTCCAACGGTTTACTATCCTTTCCGCTCTTGACCTTGTGGAACTGCGCGTGACGGATCCATACGAACTCCGCGAGGACTTGAACCTCCTCTCGCAGGGTCGTCTGAAAGGCCACGGACTCAGCGTTGGACGCTCCCGTTGGCTCGTTCAACAGAGGATCGTAGAGGCTGATGTCGCCCCCGTAGAGAATCTTGATGAAGGCCACCTTGGCAAACCACCGGTCAGTAGAGACCGCCTCCAGACAGGCCTTGCGGTGAGTTACGTAGTGCTGGATAGCCTCACACTTGAGACCATACCGACGGCACCACGCAAGGGCGTAGTTGTAGTGGGCGTTTTCAATGTCTACGTCCCAGTAGTACTTGTGAGCTAAGGCGTTGCGAACATCGAACCGCATCCCTTGAAGCCCGAGACCGTGTTCTGGCATCAGGCGTCCGAGGTTGTGGTCTTCACAGTTCTTACTGAGCGTGTAGCGGATCCGAGCCTTGCCCGGCTCCCTGCGGAGGCCGTGATACTTGCCCAGCATCGCGCGGTCGCCGGTGTTGAGGGCCTCGTCCTTTCGCATCGCAAGGAGGATATTCTCATCATATCGCTCATCCCGATCACTCATCGTAGCAGGAGCCGCGGCGACCGTCACAACTGCACCCGCACCCATACCAACAGACGCATCAAAGAGGACGGTTTCGTTGGTTGCCGGGGGATCTGTCAGGGCCATCTTTACTTGGGGGACCGACTTTTTTCTCGGGGCCAAACCCGCACCCTCCACCGCCCCCTCGTTCAAAGGCGCAAAGATATAGGAATAGTCATCTTCTGTCATTTCGGTCATTGATTGTTGGTCTGGGGGGGGTGCCGGGAAGGTTGTCAACTTTGCCCCCTTCCCGTGGGGAGGGTTTGGCGGGTTTTGGGGGTATTTGATTCTATGAAAACCAAATACACACAAAATAGAAAATGAGAGAATCTTCCGTTGCTGTTAAGCACCAAACCCTCCCTACAACCCTAACTTTTTGATGAAGTTGGCACGAATGCTCTTGAGTTGTGATCCGCTGTTGACGCGGATGTTATGTCCCATCCCCTTGAGCTTCTGGGACAGAGTCACAAAGCCTTCCCGATCTTTGGGAAGTGAGGCACGGGTGAGGCCGTGGCGGCCTTCTCCCGTCTGAGGTGTTTCTCCTTTTGGTGGCTCCGCGAGTTTTGCACGGAGGGACAACTTCTTGCGTCCTCGTCCCTTTGGAGGAGGGAGTCCCTTCATCCCACCAGATCGCCCCCGTCCCGATGCAGGAAAGCCATTCTCCACCGTCAGTTTCCCCGAGTCTGCAAATCCTGTCTTCTCGAGGTTCTGGCCACGCATGATGCCACCCCTCTTGCCCATCCCACTGGTGGAGGAGGCAGCCGCAGAGTTACTCATCGAGGAGAGAACACCGACAGCATCTCCCTCTTCTGCCTCAAACCGTTCCTTGGCCGCCTTCACTAACGCAGCATGACGTTTGGTGTAGCTCGGGTGACCCTTACTACCCAGTTCCGCGATGAGAGCCGTTTCGGCCGCCTGATACACCGGATCAGCACCCAGAATCTGGTTCGTTGTGGTGGCTGCTTTACGGGCATCTTTTCTCCCCGGCATACCGCCTACGATACCACGCCCCAACACACGCCTAGCAAATGCAGCGGGTTTGCGCCCTACAGCTCTGCGGCGACGCCCTTCCCCTTGCGTCGGCTGATCCTTCGCTACACCCCTTGCCATCTGCGCCAACTGCTCGGCGCTGAACTGCTGGGACTTGTCGCTGAAGACGGGGTTTGCAGCCTCGCGCAACCGGCCTTCTTGAAAGGGCGTGTCCTTGATCACGTTGAACTGACGCTTGGTCTCCAGATACGGATCGTGGGGACCACTGGGAGGCAACTCCTCACCTAAGAATGCGCCCGATCGGTAGCCAAAGGTCTGCCGTCCATCACGGCTGAATTTAACGTTACTGCGCCCCGCTTGAGCCAACGCCTCCTTCTGATCCGCAACATCTGCAGGAGTGGCAGGAGTTGTGAAGTCATCCGTCATTGGTGCCATTCCCGAACGACCCCCTCCCGAGCGACCTTTGCCCACGTACTGTGACTCCACTTCTGAGTTGTATCGATCAACGTCGTTGAACAGTTCCTGAAGAGGATAGAGCTTCTTGAAATCTGCGTATTCTGGGTGTCTTTTTAGGAATCTGTTTCTATCAACAACAGCGCCGAAGAGTAACTTGCCCTTCAGATCTGTACCACGCAAGGCCGAATGTTGAACCATCACGGGGATAGGATTTAGGGCATTATCCCTACTGAATCCAGCCTCCCTACGTGCCGTGTAGATGGCATCCAGCACCTTCCCTCTGCTGGATGCAAAGGCTCGTTTGCCTGTAAGCGCCTTATAGTAGTGACGAAGTGCATTGACGTTCGCTTTACCAGCACTGACGGGATCACCAATATCGCTGAGTTCCGTTGCAGAAGGTGCTCCCTCCTCATCCTCCTCTTCCTCCTCCTCTTCCCCCTCTTCCCCCTCCTCCCCTTCCTCCCCTTCCTCCCCTTCCTCCTCTTCCTCCTCTTCCTCCTCTTCTTCCTCCTCTCCCAGCAAACGAGTGTAACGATCAGGAGGTCCTTCTTCATCGTCATCTACGCCATCATCATCTCTATCACTCGCTCCCTCCTCACCCGGCTCGGGGATGCGGGGAGCCAGAATAGGCGGTTGCTTCTCCTTGACGCCCGTCGTAAGATTGACGCGGGTCAGTCCCAACTGCCTCACAAGAGCCTTGCTGAAGGCTTGACGCTCCCTCAGACTCCTATTTACAACCCCCAGCATCTTGCGGACATACTCTGCCATCTTCTTGGTATAGAAGACGACCGACTTTGCCACGGGAATATTGGTTGCGATGTCCTCAATGCCTCCCTCCTCGATCTCATCCTCTAGAGAGGCCAAGACACCATCATCCCCTGCCAAATCTTCAAACTTCTCGTTCAGAATCTGCAGTTCCTCACTGTTGGCCGTAGAAGAGATGCGGAAGAGAATCCTGAGTACTGTTGATAGATCCACAAGGGTGAAACGGTTGATGCCTCGGAGACCCGAAGAGATGGAATCCTCCAGTTGCTGGACGCCCAAGTTGAGTTCCACCAGCTCACTGACGGGGGATTCTATCGTGGCCTCGTTACTATCCACTGTCCCAAACTGCTCCGTGACGGGAGCCTGAGCTAAGAACTGTTGCTTAGCTCTGCTGATCGCGTCCAGCTGGGAGATGCGGTTCGTCAGCATCTGCTTTCCGAAGCGTTGCCCCTGCGCAGAACGTAGCACTCCTCCTGACATCCCACCCCCCACCATCTCTTCCCTCACGTACAAGTTACCACCGATACCGGCTGCACCGAATGAGGCGTTTGCAAACTTACGCTGCCCCAAGACGGCCTTGAAGGGGTTTTTGGTGCCGTAGACCATCAGGTGGTTTTCAGACGACTTGCTACTTGCGATAGCAGCCATCGCCATATGGTTCGCATCCCT